ACATAATTATTATAATCAACACCACCAGGTTTATCTATTTTAAGACCACTATTACCGGCCGCTCCAACTACAATAATCCCATCGGCAATTGCTTGTTCAATATCAGCCATATCGTAATAATATATCTGTGGTATGAATACCTGCCCACCTAATATTTGCAACCCAGCAATCAAACCTTGTTCAAATGTAACTGGATTGATACCATCACCTATTAGTGTTCCACGATAATTAATCTGCGTTACCGCACCAGTCACAGTATCATAAGGAAACGTAGATCCAGCACCGTAACTACAATTGACTATAGTTGGATTTTTAACACCTGTCACGGGGTTGATTGGTTTTGAAGCATGGAATGCTCGTATATAATCCCACATATAACCTAGGAATCCAAGGAAGGAATTTAGGTTTGGATTCGTATAGTATGGACAAATATTATAAATGTTTGCATCTCTAGCCCATCCGTTTTCATTACCAGCAACAATACCAGCAACATGCGATCCATGCCCAGCATTAACATCTTGTGAATAATCATATTCTGTTAAGTTATTTCCGTTTGGTTTTACTACTGAATCTAAAGAAAACCAATTATAATGTACAACTCGTGAACCACCAGTACCATCGTTATTCACACTAAACGATGGATGATTTGGATTAAATTGCCCATCAACAATAATAACATCAACGTGTTTCCCACTTAAACCACAAGAAACTGTTCCAATTTGATTTTCTGCTGAATCATCTGGATACCAATGTGGTATTTGTTGTTTTATCGTACAGCGTTTCAATCCCCAATTATAAACTGGATCAGCTGGATTCATACCCCACCGTTTACTGAAATTTTGAGATGGAGTTGTCCAACATGGTGTATTATTTGGTATTTCGCTGACTGATATTACATCTATCACCCTCGTATCTTTTTTGATCAAGCCTGCTTCTTCTGCAGTTAACATGTAATGTGTATTTTTACTAATTGGTCTTCGATGTGCAACCTCTACTAATCTATCAGGAATATACAAATTACCACCCGGTGTTTCCATATCATCATAGAACGCATCGAGCTCATCGAAATTATACAAGGTTACAATGTATTCTTGTAAATCTGCCATATTAACTTTCCAATTGAACTAACGTCAAATATATAGTAAACATACCAGCAGTGGCATTTGTGTTAGTGACAGCAATCTCTATATCATTAGTTGGAGTTGATTCATCATTAAATCCTATAACACCAGGCGTTATGGCAACGGTCGCATTCGCTGAAGTAATAACTTCTGCAATAACCCCTGGGGTTGATGGGTCTACTGTCTGTAATCTACTTGCATCGGCAAGTCTTGCAGCTTTACTAGCGTATATTCTCACCCACGCACCACCAACAGAGGAATCCGTTCTAACTTTATATAACGCATACCCTTTGTAACCACCAGCGAGTGTTAAATTCACAGTTGCACCGGCATTGATGGTAGCAGTTTGTTGTAGTGTTTTTCTACTAGACAATCCAGTAGTCGATACGTTCTGTTGCTGACCTGTAACAGAAGCTAATAAATTAGCAACTGTTGTTTTGCTTAAATAATCACCATCGCGATATAAAAGAACTTGATCAGTTGGTAAAACACTGGTTTGTTGAGTTTGATCTACAATTAACCCTTTAGATACTTTACCGGTAACATCTAACGCAATGCCACCGCTACCAGCTATCGTAATTTTTCCACTTACTTTAGCATTTCCAGTAATGTCCAATTCAGCAGTTGGGTGTTCGGTATTAATACCAACTGTGGTTCCAGTTACTTTTAAAATTGTTTTTGGTGCTTGATCTATACTTGTTTGTAGTTCAATACTACCATCAGTGTGGTTATATAACTTAGCAGCGTTTGATGTTGAATTGTAAGATATGATTAAGTTTCTATCGGTACCAATGGCAAGGCCATCATTATGCTTGATATTGATGGCATGTTCGGTGTTGTTTATAGCATCTGTTCTTAAAAACTTATTAGAATCAACTGCCGCATTTCCAACAATCAATTGAGTTGCTGCTGTTGCAGTTCCTGAGAATTGTGGATATCCACCGTAAAACTTATTCTTATCTAATGTAGTTAATGGCGTATTGAGATTTACACCCGAATTTATTTTACCATATCCTGGAATACCTGCTTTTGGTTGGAATGAATCTTTACTAATGATTGCAACTGGAACGCCAGAAATGTAAACTGATAATACAGAGCGAAGAGTATTAGAAGTGTCCATGACTTCTTCGACTAATGCACCGTTTTTTAGACCATCTCTGGTACTAATAGTTGGACCAACAACCATCCAACTAGAACCAGTATATATGTTAAGTTGTCTATTTGATGTGTCAACCCAAAGTTGACCAGCTACAGCAGGTCCTGGATTTTCAGAATTGTATTCGATACCACTAGCCGCTTTCCATCTAGCAGATACCGTTGAACCTGTACCACTGTGAACTCTTAAATAACCACTTCCCGTATCATACCAAAGTTGCCCAATTTGTGGACTACTAGGCTCGCTATCGCTCGCGAAATTCTCAAGCAGATGTAAGAAGTTTTCTGCAACAGTTTGACCATAACCAGCAACGAATCTACCAGGAAACTTTAAACTGGTATCTGTATTAGTAGTATTATCATACACTGTATAATCAGGTATTGATGTATTTGCATGTTTGATGTTGTATGTCATTATGCGATTACCTCATTGAAACCAGTTAAACTTTGAATACGGATTGTGTAGTCAATTTGAAGCAATCTATTCAATGACTTTTGTACTGGGTGGAAAACAACGTGAGTTAATAATCTAGTACTACCATCAGCATTAACTGTCATTAATCCCAATTCATCAAATACAAAGTTACCATTCATATCAACACTATTATCAAATGCTTCCTGACCAGTTGGTTCGCCGTAGTCTAGTAAGCAAGATACTAAAATATCACTGAATGTTGCACCGCTTACATGACGAACTTGCATCTTGTTACGAACTGGATCTGCATTATGAATGTCATCTGCTACACTTTTAGAATAGGTTTGATTGTATAAACTACAGTTAACACCCACTGTATTTGGTGTTAAGTAAGAAATCAACCCAGTTGGGTCTACAAGAGTACCACCTGTTCCAAATGCCATGGTATTAATACCAAGACCTGTGTTAGTTAGACTATTAGCCAATGCAACACTCATGTTTTCGTAATGGATTGCGTTGTCTTTGTCTTCAAAGACTTCATTTGTGGTTGGGTCAAATATTTTGATATGACCAGTGATTTTGTAATTTAATTGCATCTATTATACCGGTTGTGAGTTAGGCTCTGGTTGAAACGAAAACTTCTTCCGTTTCTGGGTCGAAAATCTTAATGTGGCTTTCATAGTGAAAGCCACCCAATTCATCTGGTTTTGTATCTACCGGTTGTTCACCGGTAGATTGATCAGTTTGTGACATATGAGCCCCATAAAAGTTAGTTGTATCCTATATTTAGTTTGGAACTAACGATGTTTTTTGGGAAATAAACTTAGCAACTGTTGTTGAATTTTCAAGTAATGTTACCCCAGAACTTGCGGTATTATTACCTTGATCGTACCAAAGTTTTCCAACTTTACGGAAGATAGTGACTCGAGTACCAACTGGTGCTGGTTCTGTCAATCGTACTACTGGATTGATACCATCTACTGAAAACTCAGCATCGATCATAGTATCACCAGCTGGGCTTTCTGCACCTAATTCCGAATTAAACATCATCATTGGATTTTTATGCAATCTTCTACCAGCTACAAATACTTCGATATGATCACATGGTCCGTAGTTCGCAGGTATTGACCCACGATCCCAGTTAGATCTGGTAGATTTAACTGGTATAAAATCTACAGGAATTTCCTCAGTAGAACCATCAGAAATCACGTCAATGCGATGTTCAGTATCCATATAAGGTAATCTTTCACTGACGCTAACATCAACTACATAACTATCAACTGAGTGTATTTCAGGAATCGATGTACCATTTGTACCACGACGTAATTGTGATATTGTGTTACCATTAATAGCAAAATACGCAATTCTTTCGCCATTAATATAAATCATACCAGGTGCATTGTTTTCAATAGTTGGTCTATATAAGTTACTCGCATCTGTTACAATGATAGATGTATCGTAGTACTTTAATTCAGTTGCCAATTTAACAGTATTCATTGAGAATCTAGCAAACCCATTAACATTAAACATATCTTTAGTGATCTCAAATGCGCATGCTTCACGTCTTAAGTTTGCACCGAATATTAAAATTTTAACGACATCAGTCGAATTGGTATCTATTGCAAATTGCATATAGTTATCAGTTACCGAATAATGTTTATCAGCTATCATTCTAATACCATTTACATATACCCAAAGATAACTTGATGATATTGGTCTAAATGGCAAGTAATACCGTTGTTTACCACCAACCGTTTCATCTTCAACCAACTGCATACTATCGTAATTAGTAAACCAAGAAATAGAAATAGAATCACCAGAAGTCAATGGGAATCTTGTAGTGTTGATTGTTACTTGATTACCAGAAATCGTATATTGTGCTTCAACGTTATTCGTAATCAGGATGGTATCACCAATGTTCAATGCTTTATTGATAGTCAACGTACTCATATCAAAACTAAACGTATAATCATTAATGAACGCAATTGATTGATTATTAACATAAACTTTTATGTTATCTGGTACATGCGCAGTGGTTTTACTTTCAATAGTAAACGAATTTACAAATCCATCATAAACCGAATAAACCGAATCAACACCAGTTAGTAATGAACCATTCACCTGAACAATTGCTGGAATTGGTGCATTGGTTGATGGTACAGTATCAAACATTTGTACTGCAATTATTGGGTTACCAGTATACACAAATGTCTGATCTTTCAACTGGATAATTGAAGAATTAAAGTTAGGATTTGTTCCTTTGAAACATACTACATTAACCGTAGATCCTTTATCTGGTTTATTAGCCAATTGTACTACTGTTTTCCCATTAGTTTTATTTGAACCAGAACCACCGATACTTGCTTCAACTGTTACACCATTTACCGTAACATATGCTGATGTTGTTTCTTTAAATGCAGCAGTCGTTGTATACTTAGATACCTTACCATCTGCAACAAATGTGTTATATGATAATATACTTGGACCACCAACACCGATGGAAACAATTGAAATTAACTTATCCATTGCAGGTGCTGTATTAAAGGTAATTGTGCCAGTAGCAACGTTTACCGTATAATCAGTTCCTAATTTTTTTTTCGCATTATCAACAGTCACAACCACTGAGGTTGAATCAATAATAGCAAGACCAATATCATATGTTGTAGTAACTGCATCCCCGTAAGCATATCTACTATGTAACGGTGCAGCACCATTATCTGATTCATCAAATACTCGAATACTAAAGCTGTCCAATACTTGACCTGGTACATTTTCCTCAGTTGCTGGTACATGCGCTTTACTAATAAACACACCACCATCAATCGCCATTTCTTCAGCAGTTAACCCAGTTGCAGTTGAGTATGCACCATTTGCATAAGCTAATGAACCACCTTGTAGATTTGTATCTATTATGCTTGGGTCATTAACTGCAACAGAACCATCAGTGTCAGAAATACGTAATACAACTATATCACCTTCAAAAGTTTCGAGGTGCGCACCAATTGAAATTACCTTAGTAGTACCATCACCAATGAAAGTTGGCATAACTGCGTATGGATTTACCATACTAGCCGAATCCCATTGTTGTGTGTAATTGATATCATCAATTCTTATCCACTCAGGCGTTGTTGAATAGGGTGATGCTTTCAATCCATATGGTTGCAACTTGATAATTCTTGATGGATTGATTGGTTTAATATACACGTTTATTTGTTGACCAATAGTTGGTGTATAAGGTAACGTAATAGCTAATGTACGAGACGTATCAGTTTCTAAACAATAGTGATAATGGGTTTTATCAGATTCAATACTATCCCACGTATCCGCATCCCATGGCATTGCATCCCAACCACCGGTAACATCAAATGTTGCACCTTGAACTTGTACACCACCAAAATCAATACCGGTAATTAGTTGTGATAATTGCTTACCTTTCATACCAGCTATTGGGTTGTAGTATTTTTCAACTCTAGCAACCGCATCTAGCATATTGTCATTTTTATCATACACAACACCAATCAGATCATTCAACACTGGTAATGTTTCAAATACCAAATCACTAACCAATACACCACCAACGATTGTTGATACTATGTTGTACGCATCGCCTAAAACGATGTGTCCGTTTTTGGTTAGTTGGATTTTAGATTTTTGTTCATTCGCAGGATAAGTCAATCTAAAAGATGATGAACTACCACTAGCAGTAAATGTGTCAGTATGTGTAAAATCTTGTGTTAAACCAGTTTTTGAAATTCTATCGAACTTCATAGTCAGATCAAACATTCTTGCTTTACTATCACCGATAATGGCAACTGCAGTTGCTTGCACTGAATCTGATGGATTCCCACCAGTTAAAGTAACCGTCGGTGCACTTAGGTATCCAAATCCACCAGAAGTTAAGATAATTTTAGTAACTTTACCACTTGCAATATATGCTTTTGCAGTAGCACCAGTACCAGAACCTGATATTTCTACAGTAGGTGGTCTATCATAATTAGTACCTTGGTTATGAATAACAATATCAGTCACTGAATATGCGTGATTATCAGACCACCATTTCCATGGATATCCACTGAAAGTCGTCAAACTATTCATTGGCATGATTTTACCATCTTCATAATTGTAAGCTGGCTGTAAATCAAAGTCAGATACACCAGTTGCTGCGGTTTCGATAGAATCGTATTTACTAATATATTCTCTAACCGTAGTTCTGTATGGTTTAACTTCATTGATATAACTTTCAAAACTACTTAAATTATCACTGTTGTAATTCAAGGTTTGTTTGAACGGACCAATGTTGTGAGTAGCAGTTATAAAACTAGTTTTAAATGCCCAGTCAATATACATTTGTTCAGCAAAAGCTGCTCTTACACTAGAGAAGAATAAGTTATTCCATTCGACGTCATATTCACCAGTGAAAATATCTTCTTTAACTGCTCGTAGAATAAATCTCAACTCACGAGTAAAGTCCCTGTCATACGAAATACCATCAAATGGAGCAACGCCATCATAGCCAAATGTAGTAGTATATAATATTGAGCTAAGTTGGATAGTACCGTTTTCACGACCTACCATACTATAGTAATCAGAGAATACTTCTAAGTCGTAATTAGTAACACCAGCGACGTCATCTTCATCTGCGATTCTTTCAAATACAGCCCAACCACCGTTTTCGTATTCTTTGATTCTAATTAAATCACCAACTTCGGTTTCTAAGTCGTTGATTGAAACAATAGATGGGATTTCTTTAATAATTCTTGATGACAAACCATAACCAGATTTCCACCAATCAACATATGACCAATATCTAGTAGCATCATATTGCTGTGTTGCATTACGAGTGAACTGATTGATATGAGCATTCCATTCGTAGATACTCCAGAAATTACTGATAGATTCATCGGCTTTTACTAGTACTGATAATGGTCTTACGATAGCAGTTGTATTGCTATATTTCTTACCACTGTACTTGATTTCAGCTAAGATTACTCGACCATAATTATCGATAATCAGTTCAACAACTGCACCAGAACCATCACCATCAACTGTAACTAATGGTCCTTTATACCCAGTTCCTTTATAATTATATTGTGGTAAATTCAAGTTTTCATATACTGGAATTGATGGTTTATATCCATAACCTTGATTTGTAATGGTTACTTGAGTTACTTTGCCATTAGTTAATCCCAATTCGATAGTTGCTTGTTGTGCATGACCAGTATTAACGTACTGCAAATCTAACAAGGTATCAACTACGGTATCATATCTGTTAGATTCAACAGATGGTACTGGATCAATTGAATTTAAAATTTCAAAGTTGATGCTACTTGTAAATGGTGCTTTTAATAAAACGCCATTAACGTGTTCGATTGCAGATTTCAAAACAGTAGTTCTATCAATAAACATACTTTGTCTTGGTCTAAAAGATAATCCATAACGTTGTTTTACTGGTAAACTATCATCAGGTACTCTATTACCTGCAGAATCAGCACCGATTAAACTATCAATCCATTTTAATTCTAATGGTGCTGATGGTACACTAGATGCTAACCCTTCAGTCATCAATTGATATTCGTTATGAACTGGAATCAATGATGAATCATCTTTATAGTAAACTACATTAATCAACGCAGTATCAGATGGTAGTTTAGAACCGACGTTGAATGTTAGTAATTCGTTTTGGCTAGTGAATGCTACAAATGCAACGCCAGTACCAATTGGGTTTGAAATAGCCGTTGCAACGTCAGATGCTGAAACTGTTCTGGTTGATCCACTTGGTATAATTACGGGATTTTTAACCCAGAAATAGTAATACGTTTCTGTTGTTACACCAGTTACTGTGTTGTACAAGTTTTTGACAGTTAATACATTATCATTAGGATACAGTGGTTGACCTGAAATACCTTCAGCAATACCTTCGTTTGTATCGGCTAACGTAGCCCATTCAGAAGGTAATATCTTGGTTTTAACCCATTCGTAAACATCAACACTTGAGCCAGTTGCCATTTGATTCCAATGGCCTGTTCTGTATGCGAAATCACCTTGTTCTGCATAAACCCATTTAACAGCAGAAACATCCCACCATAATTTACCAACATGAGCATCATCCCATGATTGCGTTGGTTCAATAATTTGAATTGTGTCGTCAGTACCGTTAGTATAAACGGCTGGATCATACAACGTTTTGTAGGTAATTGCTTGCTCTGCGTAATTGAGAACTTTCAATTTTGCATGATCTACATAGTCTAAATCTTGGATTTTGATGTTTTTAACATTATCATACAATTCAACACTTTTGACTTTTGCAATATCAACTACTTCAGCTTGCTGTGCGATTGTATTCCATGAGTTAGCAGTTTTATCCTGCACAAATAATCTCATCATACCAACTTTATCAGTTGTTCCTGGAACCATATAATTTGGTGAACCAACAACAACCACATCATCGGTACATGCAACCGCAAATCCATATGATTCATATGGCTGCATAACAATATCAGTTGGTACTGGTTTAGCAGTTAAGAAGTAAAGATCCGCTTTCTTCTCAAATACATAAATTCCACCAGCACTACCAATTGAAGTTACGATTTTAGTTCTGTTTTCATCAAAAGTGGTAGTACCATTATCAAAAAGTTTGTACTGTGTATATGGTGTGTTTTTAGCACCTACTACCAACGTATTACCAGTAGCACTAAAAGATAATGAAGTACCAAATAGCTCATTTGAGATAGAATCGAAACTTTGTAATCGTTGTTCAACATCACGAGAATATACACCAGCAGAATCTCGATGAATAACATATACTGAACCTTGATCTGGTACAGTAATATCTGCATTTGGGCTTGAAATAATAGCAACAGATCCATCACCATTAATCGCAACTTTATAACCAAATTGGTCACCTGTATTACCTGATTCATTTTCAAGTCGGTGGTCTGCTTGTTCACTATATAGGTGGTTTGAATTCAACAAGTATGGAATAACCAAACCTTTACCAATGGTTGGTTTACCAACTAATACAGTAGAACAATCACCACTAACAGCAACTGAAAGACCGGTATCTAATAGTGGATTGAATTGGTTTGTATAGCTTGCATGTCTATAATGTTTCCACGAAGTTCCAAGGAATTCATACATATAAACTTGACCATCACCAAGTCCAGAGGCAATGGCCATTGTATATGTTCCATCTGCTGCGAAACCAATAGAAATATCAGAACCAAATAATTCATAATCTTTTGGTCTTGGGCTGATAATGGTACGGTTTAATGCCCATCCACCTTCTTTGTATTCATATATTGCAACAGTACCTTGATTAGTATAACCCGCATTACTACCAATTGCAGCTGCTGGTACGAGTGCAGCAGGTCTCCAATCTTCTGAATATATTGAATTAGAACTACCGTCAATTGTTATATCGGTTGTTGCTTCCCATAACATATCATCATACAGCACGATATCACCGTACATATAATCTGTAGTTTGGTTATAAACACCCATATAGTTGCTATGCACTAAACTTGCTTTAGGAGCACCAATTGCCATAAATCTCGAATCTGGTGATAACGCAATTGTCATACCAAACGAACCATTCAAATGTTCACCTAAACTAATAGGTGGCATTATCACTGCTTTACTTTTAGTAAATGAAATTCCGTCATAGACTAATGCGTAATCTGAACCAGAAACACCAATGATGGTTTGTCCCAAGCGTTCAGCATAAGCAACTGCAGAACCAGCATTATATGGGGTTACAGAAATGCCGTAATTCTTTTCTTTTAAACTGTAGTCGGAATAAGTATCTTGTTTTTGAACAACTTCCCACTTAGTATTTGAATTATTATCAACCCAAAGTGTAGCACCTTTTGTGTAAGTAGCTGATGTTTCTGGATCAACTTTATCATAATCACTGAATCTAGCAGTGGTTAATACACTAATATTCAGTGGTATGCTAGCCGGTAATATTGGTGCACCTGTCAATGAACTACCATCAAGTGTGATAGAATTCCAATCAATTGCCGTTATTTTAAAGAAACCAACCAGATTAGTTGTTACATTGATTGGCTTAATACCAATAATATCATCGACTTTTAAACCATGTCTATCAGATAGTGTTAATGTAAAATCAGTACCAGTTACAGTAATTGATTCTATTCTAAGATTGGTTTGATTATATCTCAACACATCCCACGAATAATCGCTAAATGTCACCCAAATGTGGTCATTTTCGTACATCATGGTGATATCTAACGCTAAAATGTCAGTTCGTGTTTTAACCGATGCTTTAATTTGATCAGTTTTTACATAACCAGCAGTTCTAACAGGTTCGCTTAATACAACTGGGTGTATACTTGTTGTATATGGCGTTGGTGCAATCGTGAAGTTATCTCTGATTAATTGATACTTTTGATCATTAACTGGTAGTGCAATTGAATTTGCAATCTCAATTGCTTGTGGATTAAGTTTAAACATTCCTTTTTGAACTTGGAACTCTACTTCTTTTAACTGATCCAAACCACCAAATCGACCAACTCGGAATGCCCACTCTTCGTTCATGACAATACTTGCATCACCAGAACGGCTTAGTTTATCAAATACCTTATTAACTGCATTTGCAGTACCTTTTTCACGAATAAATCCTTGATACAACTGGAATTGCGTTACTGGGTCTGGTGCTAATGCTTGTAAGTATTCTCTTGTTTGGTAACCAATCGCATGTCTTGCTAAACTTCTTTGATTTTCACCAATACCTTCAGAAGTTACATCGTAGTAATCTTCGAATTGGTTTACTTTATAATCGTAGTTTGCAACCAATTGTTTTGTTGGAGTTGAATCCAATTTAGTCCAATTAGTATCATCAAAGTTAGCAGTTCCTAATTGATTTTTTGAACTAGTCCAATTATTCGAACGATACGATACAATATCACCCATTTTATAATCAGTATAGGGTGCCCATGTAGAAATAGTTACGTTATCAAATAAGAAACCTGGGCTTGTGTAATCACCATCCCAATCTACCGTTCTATAACCTTGTGATTTGATTCTACCTTGTCTGTAACCAGTTGGCTTGTCATAAATCACGTCATTGAATACTGTTCTATCATCAAAAACGGCAACATGCTCTTTTAGTACACAATATAAATTCAAATAGTAGATACCATCTGCACTAGCTGATGGTGAAACCGTTATCTTTTGGAATGACCGTGTAATATCGATTTCGTTCAATTGGAATGGCTGTCCATTTGCCTTTAATATTTCATAATCATAAAAACCATCAACTACACTTTCAGCAACACCACCACCCATCGTAATATCAATTTTAGATGCAACTGGGCTTAATGCAATCAATGAACCTTCTGCCCAATTACTTTTCGTCCAGAACATAAGTTCTTTAGCAGCAGTTGTCCAATTGATTGGTGTTTGCGTGGCAGTGTCATAACCATCGAATACGAAACCAACTCCTTTTAAGTATTCTTCATACCCAAGTAAGAAATCAACTACTTCTTGGATAGAACCAAGTTTAGTACCATAATTCAAGACCTTAAGACTAAACTTATTAAATGACGAACGTTTGACAGCCGTAACTTCACCAGTAGTTGGTAAGTTTTTCATCATTTGCCAGTCATTGTATGTGTTGTCAAATGTTTCACCACTATTAGTTCTTAATGCTTTAAAGAACTGAGTTTGATACTTAACAATTTCACCGTTTTTATAAGTAACATTGGGTTTCCATATTGAATATGGCTGGCTTACGCCACCAACTGTCATTAATACTGAACTATCGACTGGTGTTAATGTTATTTTTGGATCATTATTCGCAGTATTAACGCCATAGTAGTTAAAGTATTGATTATTACTATCATAACCAGATACAAACCAACCACCATTTGTTTTTTCAATAATAACTCCACTGTAAGTAATCGTTTTTACTGATGAACTAACATTGAAAATGATATCAACGTTTTCAGGTGGTACGAATACATTACCAACAGTTGATTGGTGTTTACTATCTAAAAGATAATGCTGCTGATCTGTAACTACGAATCCAGACAATCTCGTTGATAATCTAACATCTAAGTTTTTAATTTTCTTTTCGATTGTAGAAGTATCAAGACCTTTAGCTTTGATACTATCAACCAAGTAAGTTCCTAAACCAACTGAAAATTCATTATTGGTTGGGATAACAATATCAGCTAATGTTGTAAACAATGAAGTATCGTTGTGAACAGTTTGTCCTAATTTGTTTAGTTTTGTTCTTGAAATATCGAATCTATCTGTAATATATTCAAATGGTTTCAATAAGCAAAGAGCGATACTGATAACAAATGGCCATTCTGAACTTGAACGCCATGAATATTCCACAGGTGCAACATCACCAACTGTGAAATTGTCTTGTGATGTAAATGAATTAAAATTATTTGCTAAACCTGATGCAATTGGGTCAATAAGTTTACCACTTTCATCAACTGGTATATGTGCTAGTAAGTTTGGACGAGCATATCTTACATAGTTTCCTTTTCTACCACCTTGTCGAATAGTACCATCACGCAAATCTTCCCATAGTATAAAGTTTTGACTGGTATATGGTGCCGCACCGTACTCCGATTCCCACCAGGATGGTTCTTCTGAAAAGCCAAGCATTTCCCAAGGGCAACGGTGTGGTCGATCAGTGTCATAGAACCAGTTGTAGATTCCACGCCAGTAACCAGGCAATTGTTGTGTAAGTGCTGGATCTAATGATTGACTATAGGTATAAGTAAAGGCATTTAACTCTTCATACCAAGTGTTATGAACGTGGTCAATATTAGAAGGAGAAACCCATTTGTAAAATTCAGATTGGATTAAGCTATCTAACTGTTGTTTGCTATACATACCACTGTTATAATAACCACCAAGAATAGCATCAATATCAAAAATAGTAGGGTCATAATGTTGTTTAATGTTATTGTAGATACGCAATTCTAGTTCTAATAACAAATCATCTCGGTAATCACCATACGCAGCCGTTATACTACCATCATGACCCTGAATAACCAATCTTGGTGTTATGTAAGTATCATCCATGAAAATCATTGGAGTATATGCTTTGTGCAACCCAATCGATGATGGTGTTGTTGGTATGTAATTGATTGCAGTTGAAACGTATTCTCTTATTTCAATAATATCGCCAACTTGTAACGCATATGAAATTGAAACGTAACCGTAAACCTCGTTAAACTGATAATCTTTAGTGTTTAACAAGTGAGTTCTTGTATATGAACCTCTTGAATTCAAGCGATTAACATAAATGTAAACTGCGCTGTTACTTAAGTCGGTTAAATTAAACTTATTAGATAGTGCATAGGTTGTAACGTCAGTATGTTCAACTGTATAGTTTAGTTTGGTATAAGCACCGCTACCAATCATATCAGAATAAGCAAATGGACTATCAACTGTTTTTGTTTTAGTCAATGATGCAATGATTTCATCAACTGCATCTGCAACCGGTGATAATGGCATCATCACTGCTCTATCCAAAAAGTTATTTTTGAATTCAGTGTACATTTTCTTAGCATATCTCAATGCTTTGATAATGTTTTGTTCTTTATCACATAACGTACTAATAGCAAGTGGTGCAATACCAGAATGTTTTAAGAATCTAGTTGCAAATTGCTGATAGTTATCGATATCTCTCAAATTTGAAATACCAGGGATAGTTCCAGTGAATCTATCATGGAAATCAACAGCTGATCGAACATGATCATCTGCTTGACCTAATGTGAAAGTAACTAATTCATCATTCAATGGATTCTTTTCTAAACCAACTGGTATTTCGTAATACCCTGTATCTGGATCATTGGCTGAAATTACTTTAATCGAGACTACATCACCAATTGCAAAAGTTGTATTGAATGTAAACACATTTTGATCACGGGTGTAACCCGCAGTCAACGACTCGCCATTTAAATAAAACTTAATAGTCCACTTATCTTCTGCAGCTTCGTAAAAGTTAATCGGTGTAAACGCGATTTCACTCGTTACTTCTTTAACAATATAACTATCAATGATTGGTTGAATGTAAGTATTATCTGTTTGTACCCACCCATTTGCATATTCACTACCAACAAAGTTATTTCTAATATAACCAGTTGCTACTTTTCTCGTTATTTTGCTGTTATTTTCAGCGAAAATGTAGGTATCTGTACCGAAATCCCAATTAAACTGAATATCACCAATGTTATTGATGTTTAAATAACTTAAACTAAATCCTAAATGAGTATCTGTTCTACCACCACCGACTTTATAACTTACGATCTTAGAACCAGTAAATGTACTGGCTGGATAAGTCTCAACATTAGAAAAACTAACTTCGTTTTCATCAAATACATCAAACAAAGGTGCTTGATTGATGCTAGTCTTAGCTTGGCTCAGTTTCCAACTAGTACCATCAAAGTGGAACATAGCACCACCAAATGCAGTACCTGTTTTTACCAGTACACATTCACCAATAACTGGATTGGTTTCGTCAGTTGCAACTAAGTGAATTTTGGGAGTGCTAGGTGATCCTTCGGTAACAAAAGTTACTTTGTAGATTTTGTTATTAGCTAAACTATCTTTATCTGCTGTTACTAAGATTCTAGCCCCGGCTGATAACTGAAATCCATCTATATTATATGACCGTGCACCTTCAATAGTTGAAAACACGTCAGTTGTGACAGTATCAACCGCATCAACTGCTTGTTTGGCATGTGTACCATGGTTAAACAATTGGAGATTGGCTGTAAACTCAATGATTGGTCGTTTAGCACGCATTTCTTCAGGCGCAGCATACTCAACACCACGCATTTTGCACGAATATTCCAAAACTGAACGATGGAACCAACGGTTGTATCTACTCCATGGATTAGAATCGACACTAGCATGAGAAATAGTAATATAATCTTGATCTCCAGGATAAGATGCCGCGTTATCAAATGGTTCGGTATCAAAGCCACCGTTATCAAACATTACGGTTGGTACATTTTTAGAAATCGAGGGCGTTGTTAAGTCAGAAAATCTAATCAATGAGATTGCACTACCAACGCCACTAACCAACCAAGTATCAGATGCATATTTTTTAGGAGTTACTGATCCATGAAATTCAACTGCCATACCGTTAGTAAACACAACGCCATTGCTGCTTGTGTAGTTTTTCAATCCAACAACTTCTTTATCAACATCAATCGCTGTATTAGCAGAAATGTCATCAATAATGAATCTACCAAACTTATTTGGATCAATCGGACTTTGATAAAACAGTTCATCAGGTGAATCATATGGCACCACAAACGTAATTGTACCAGCTGGTGTACCATTATTCGTAATACCTTTGGTATAATCCAACGTAGGTGTGTTAACAACTACCCCAAAGTTACGCCATTTATCAGTAGTTACTGAAGTTGTTGTGTTGGCTGGGATATTTTCAGTAGCTTGCCACAAAAAGTCATCATATACAATAAACTCACCAATTGTATATTCAGTACCTGGGTTATAATAAGAGATTTCAGTTTGATATATAAACTGAACCATATCCCAATCAAGTGTGGTATCTGGTACAGTTGGTACTGAATGCGATGGTATCGTATGTTTCGCTTTCAATAACTGGTTTTCATACACTGCCAGTTGGCCACTTACATAAGAGTACTGGTAACTATACATCAATGAACCAGTATCATACTTATTTCGAATGATAAACCCTTCTTTTGGTGCATTTACATTAAATTTGTAAGTTTGACCACGGTATAGGTTAATCGTTGGGTTGTTTACCGGATTTCCAGAGGTAGCGTTGAATACAAATGAGTTACTATCTAAAGTAACATCATATTCGCTAACTATATTAGCATTTGCGCCATTAACTGGAACTGACAATGGTCCATTTGGTTCCCAATAATACTCTCTATAGTTAATGAACTTATCCCAAACAATTGGTGGATTCCAAGAATAATGTTCTTGTGATGTAATCAAATCATCACGTTCAACTGTATTACCAAAGAACTTCAATTGATTTTTGAAATCAATGTAATCATAGAAGTTATCGATAGTTCCACTGTTATTGAAAATAACACCAGGCTCTAATTGATACCTACTACGCAACGAGTTGTCAGAATCCAAGTAAATGTCAGAGCCGACAAAGGTTTTCCCATATCGACGACCAACATAACCAACGGTCTTTTCCAATAGACCAGGCTGTACCAATGGGTCAACCACGGCTGACATGAATTTCTTATTTGCATCTGTTTGGAAAACCCCTGGCAATAACTCTTCAGTTTTTCTAATTGGCAGTTGGCTTTTTGGGTATAATTGATCTGTCATAGTTCTAGTTCGTTGTTGTGGTAATTGCAGTCGATGCTGCTCTAACTTCGGTTGCTGAGATTGCTGTTACGATGTCAATATTATCAACGGTCGCACCACTGATTAAGATTTCATCATGTTTACTCTGAATCTCGAATAAACTACCGAATACTTGGTCTGTTTGTCTTGGTACAAGGACAATATTACTAATATCTGGTGATACAGTGTTCAATACATAAGTAGTTAGCTCAGTTAAGAAGAAGCGATCGCCAAAATCCCAATACGCAATATTAAAGAAAGTATTAATCGCGGTGATAATACGAACTTTAAGGTCATTATCGTTGATTGTTTTGCTTGGGTTCTTAACTACTTTGAACTGACCTTGTAATTTAGGATCAGCAGTTGCACCAAATAAGATTTTATACTTAACTGGGTGGTAGATAATCTCATCACTGATTGATTTGATTGCATTTAACTTAGAACCAAAATTGATTCTAAGCATATCACTACTGGGTGGCGTTGGTTCAAGTGTAGTTCCACCAGCTAAGTAAGTTCTAAATGCTTCATCGTATGCACGAGTCATAATAGAAATGTCCATGATGTTACTTACGCTTGGATCAATTCTTCTGCTTGAACTTGCATTGTGCAAGTATTGGAATTTCAATCCTGATCTACCAATATTAGCTTTATAGGTGCTTTCCATTACTAAAGTTTTAGTAGTTTGATTAACTCGTTTTACATAATCTTCGGCTTCTGTGTAGAAGTAAATGAGTTGACCATCAGTATACAATGACAAATCAATACCATTTTCAGTTTCTAATACAACAATCGGTTCGGCTTTAATATCAACCAACTCGAATACAATACTACCCGCACCATCCTGCACTTCTTTAAAGAATAGATAATTACGAGTGGTATCTGGTCCGACAATAATATCAAATGCATCTGGGTTATCAATAACGCCATCACTGTCACTGTCACTAAATGCAAGTTTTACTTCAACATTACTTTCGTAACCATCATCATATTGAACTACGTCACTAATTTCAAATGGAATATCAGACTTCAACTGACTTGTTAAGTTACTGGCTGTGTTAATACCAAGAATCTTAATTGTATCTTTGATTACCTTACCAACTTGATCGTTGTATCGTTTTTCGTGTGAATCAAAATAGAATCGGTTTTGTGCAGTACTACCAAATACATAATCCAATGCTCGTATTCTCACTGAATAACTATCCGCGTCTTTAACAAACGCAATTATCCATGAGGCATCGACATTTGTATTTGAACTATTACCAGAATTAGATTGACTAAAGTTATTTGTTAAATCAATATTTGATGCTGATACAATATGCCACGAGGCATCATCAACTGAATATCGCAATCCAAAATTTAAGTTTTCAAATGCTAGATTAACCATTTCCGTTTCTAATGCAACCGGTAGATCATTCACTAGTTTAGGAACAACTTGCGTTAATATAGAACCTTCTGGTATTACATCATTAAACGAGATAGTTCCCATTCCGTTGGCTAATACACCAACTCCACCATTGGATCCATCACCAACTACTCGGATGACTTTTGCCCAAATTCTATCAGTTTGTAATGGGTCATTGAGATCAAGGTCTACCATCAACCCATTTTTGAATGCCTTACCAGCGATTGCAGTGAACTTAACCATTGCACCATATGAAATATAAGCAAAGTTTCCAGTTCCATACGACAAGCCAACACGTTTAATATCAGAACCTAATTGAAAATAACCAGTTGACAAATTGACATCTGCTGTTTTCAAAACCCAATTTGTTGGTGTAGCTGTGTCAAATGTCTTTTTTGCGAACTTAGTAAGATAAAAGTTATAAACATCAGTACCAGCTAGTGCGGGTTCTACTGACTTTCTAATAAAGTTAATAATGTCGAGTTTATTGTTAAACTTGAATGATAATGCTCTTTCGGTTGCTTCTTTGTAAATAAAACCATCATCAGCAAATACGTTAATTGAACTGTACTTACCACTAACATCGATGATTTCAAAGTTTCTTGAGATACCACTAGATGTTCTGTTAACTGCTTTGATTTTTAAAATGTCTTGTGAACTAGCAAGTGGAGCTAAGTTGTAATCTTCACCTGTTATCATACGGTTTTGTGTATAATAAGTAGCAGGTGCATTGGTACGAATACTATCCACGCTTTCAGTTGCAGATGCATTTGAAACCGTAGATTGCAATGCTAATCCGACAGTTACAGTATGTGCAGCACCAGCCGCATTAACATAAGGAACTGCTATGTTAATACCAGACATTTCAGTTGGTGATACTGAATAAGTAAGTCCATTACTTACTCGATAGAACAATCTGAACTTTCCTTGTGGTAAGTTACCATAAACGCCATCAGCAAATATCAAATCAACTGCATCGTTTTCTTTTGTTGTTACACTGAAAATGTTACGAACACTTCTTGATATGCTATTATACGCAATGTTATTACCAACTAGGTTGGCAACCTGAGCCCATTGATTAGTTTGTGCACCTGTTGAACTCAACCCGAATAACCAGATATCGTCATTGTTGATGTTAGCAGTATCAACTGCTACTTTTTCATTAGTTGTTGGCACGTCAATTGCAAAGTCAGCTAGTTCCAAACTACCTTGTTTGAACAGCAAGAAGAAACCAGAATCTGTACTGCTTGGTCCACTACCATCATTACGGTAAACAAAACCAAGTTGATTACCAGCCAATGGCTGTTCTTCGTAAATGGATTCGCTGTTTTTGAATGAAGTACTGACAATTTCAAATGCCATTGTACGACCGGCAACCGATTTGGTATAAGAATAAATGGGTACATCAGTTGTGATTGTATTAAACCGATATTGGTCTGTTGTTACGCCACCTATGGTTGCTGTACCTTGACTACGACCAAATTCAGTATTAGGAGTCATTGCTGAATTTAGCACTAGGATGAATTGCTCATACCAATTTGAATTGGTTGGGTCGTTCCATGTGATAAGTTGCTGTGCTAAGTTTTTGCCATTACTATCTAATATTTCTTCAGATGTGGTAATAGAAGTGAATTTTAACAACCCACTAGCTGCATTATTTCTTTTTGGTTTATAACTCAGCATCTGTGCGATTCTGAGTACACTTGCTTTTCTTTCTGCTAGTTCTAAGAAGTTTTCACGACTAGCTAAATCGATTCTAAAAGATAATGACTGCCCGAGAAACGCCATGGCATCAATCAATGCCATATATTCAGATGATTCAATGTAATCATTGAAATCTTCCGGGTAGTTTTCTCGTATATAGGTAATGATTACCCTGCGTAGATTTTCAAAATCATAAGATTTGAAATCAGCATTCTTAAAGGTTTGGTATATTCTAGTCCAATCCTCGTTTAATATTAGATCGTTTTGGCGTGTGGTCGTAGTCATCAGTACTCCTTAATGACTATATTTATCCAACGGTTTGCCCAGTTTTTAAACGATCACTGCATTGTTTTTATCAAAATTTAAAGTCATCTGCTCATTGACATTGAATGGCAAATAAGTTAAATTGACTGCGATCTGGATGCCCAGGTCAGTGGTTGTAACAGATACGCTGTTAACTTGCATTCTTGGATCATAATTAACAATAGCTTGTACGTCATCAGCGATCAGTTTCTTAGTTTGAGTCGTCAATGGTTCAAATAACATATCCCAAATAATAGTTCCAAATGCTGGATTTTCTAACTTCTCACCTTTACGAATATAAAAGTGATTGATCAAATCTCGTTTAACCAAGTTGATATCATACGCTTGTGTATTATTTGAGTCGTTTAAGGTTGAAAATCCTTTATACACGAACGCACCATTGTTTATATCACCCATAGATGCGGTATTAGTAGCAACCGTTGTTTGATTATAGAGTTTACTCGCCACGTTTTTTCCCTTCCTTTGATATATCTGTTTTATCTGGTACAACCTTTGTTGGATCTAAATTCTCGTGCATAGACCAAGGCTCGTGCATTGGGATTCTTCTTAGTATGCTTTGTAATGGTTTCTTAGCCTGATATCTATCAGTTTTCCAAGCATTACCTGAACTAGTCAATGGATTGTCATGAACTTTCATTGCTGCAACCGGTGTTGCTTCAATTCCATTATGATGTATCTGGTTGGCAGTGACTATATGATTACCACCATTTGCTATTTCGAAATTGGCCGATGTGGTTATTTGTCCATTTGCACCAATCAAAAGTGTTGTATTACCAGCACTTTCCATATGGATTCCACCTAAACCAGAATCTGCACCAGCACTTAAGTTGAAATTTCTTCCAGCTTCCATGTTAATATCGCGGTCTGCCCGAATATTCAAATCATTTTCAGTATGAATCGAGATAGAATCCCGTGAATAAATGTCAATTTTACCGTTACTGGTAAGTTCAATCCAAGCAGTTCCTCTGGCATTACCGATGTAAATCAAGTCTTCCGAGTTGTGCATCAAGATTTGATGACCTGTTCTTGTTCGTACTCTAAAATGCTCATTATATGGGATATTAGAATCACCTTTACCACCGCTAGCAACAACGTCTACATACTTCATTGGTCCAGTTGATGCTGGTCCTTCTCTTCGTTTACCATCATGCCCATCATCCATGATAAACTGTGTACCACCTAATCTACTTACTGGAACTGCAGATGGTGATTGGCTTTGATTAGACCCAATCTTTGCTTTTTTAGCACCTTTGCGTCTATCGAGTGGTCCTGGGGTTGAGATTCCAAACACCATACTAGGAGCTTCTCTGCGGCTAGAACTGTCAGTCACGCCTCTGATATCATCTTCAACTAATCCTTGTTCCAAGTAACAGGCAGCCATTGGGTGTAATGCCTTTTTTATGTTTTCTGGGTCAGCGATTCGTTCTTTAGTATTGGCTCGTCTATTGACTTCGCCAACGGGTAATGGACTTTTAGTATCAAACGAACCGGAGTCTGATTTGTCCATGTCAACCATCGATGACCCAGCAATACCAGGAACCATATGATTAGCAAATCTCGCTGGTACTGAGGCGAACCAATAACCTTTTGACGCATCGCCATCAACAAAAATAACTAGAACCGTAACACCAATATCAGGTGGAACAAACCACATCCCATAACTTTTCTGAGTATCGTTGAATGAATCTATTGTAGACGATTTATCAGCAGTGTTTTGACCCATATGTTCATGTGTTGTGTACCCAAAGAACGGAGATGCGTACTTTACGTTATATGATTGTTTTTCATTACCCATCTCATTTCCCTGAGATTTAAGCAATGTAACTTCTAAGCAACCCATATAAGTTGGATCTATGTTATTGATAATCCTTGCTTCATAAACACCAGAACCTAACTTGGCTCCTCCTTGCGTATGATCTGCTGGTCTTGAAATATTTGCCATCGTAGTCCTTAAGTTTTAGTACCGTTATCAACATTATATGACGTTGTGGTATGCTGTGGTAAAACACTTCCCATACTCAACGGATCGTTACTTCCTGGTTGTGAATTTAACATTTTAGTAACTCTCGCCTTGTCTTCTGGTTTATATCGATCAATAATATTGTACGATTGCCCAGTTGAGGTTGTTTGTTCCGTTGGTGTTGGAGTGGTTTCTGGTGGAATAGCCAAATTCATTTGTTCGTTCAATGAAGACGGTAATGGTTGATCCCCACCCAAATTAACCATTGCGTTATTCGTCGTATCATTACCAGTTTTAGGTGCATCAACTGATAGTTTTGGTTGTCTCAAGCATGTCAACTTTTGTTTAAAAACGTTGCTAGAAAATATACTTTCACATCTTGTTACTCGGTAGATTCCACTAAAATCGTTTTCTTTCATCGCAACATCATCACTAGCAAATAGATACAAACCACGTGAGTCACCGCCATTGTATGTTGTATTAACATCAATTGGCGATCTAAATCGTAGATAAACATATACCTGTGCATCCTGATAGTTCATGGTGCCATCTTTAGTTTTTAATGTCGAATCAGTTGATTCTTCAACATAATAGTTTCCAATCCCGTGATCACTTAACCAATATGGATCTCCTAATATCTCCAAATTCAACTTAACCATGTCAGCCGTACCAGAGTCAATAAATGCTTGATGGTAGGCTTTTGCAATTTGCATCTCAGTTGTTTCTATACCGGAACCACCTGCTTGTATACCAGAATCAACTGCATCTGGGTTTTTCAATAGCGGTGCATGAAGGTCTGTTAAATTTTCAGGTTTAGAACCAACTTGAAGATTGGTTTGTTTCATCGGCGTGTTGACGATACCACCTTGATCTGGATTTGCTTTTGTTCCTTTACCAGTGTTTTGCTCGGTTGATGGATTCATCGGTTTGAAAAACAGATTATTAACCTCAATATCGAATTTGAGAATATCAGTATTCTTACCGGTATACATGTATTCGTAGCCTTTACAAATATTCAGTTTAATGTGTTGCTCTGCTGTTAGATTGGCAGCTGGGTTTGAAAACATAGCTTGGTCTACTGAATACGGTACAACCCTAAATGTTATTTTTTTAGCAAAGTCATTTGTTACAATATCATACTCAAGCAATTCTACCTGAACATCTATCATAAAGTATTTGACCATACCATTGGTCTTTTTACCTTCTTCTATCGCATTTCGTATGTAAGACGAACTAAGAACAGTTTGTGATATTACATCAGTTACTGACATACCCCCTGGAAATTGAAAAGCTCGTGTGGTTTTATCCCAGGTTACTTTCTTCTTGTCTATGATTGCAGTCTTTTCATCAAATGCTACCCCTGCTCTCGCCATTGGCACGATACCGCCACTACCTTCATTGAAATCGAATGTCGATAACCCAATATCATTCATCAACGTAGTACCACTAGCCGCATCTGTATTACCACCAACTGTCGTAGATTGAGATGATTGGTATGGATTAAACGTGGCTTTACTCGCAGTATCGCCTTTTTTCAGTTGCGATTCTGGGTCTTTCATCGAGGTGTGATCAGCCGATTTTGGTGGGAACTGTATATCAAATATGTTCTTTATCTTACGTTGCCCATTTTTAACAGCACTTGCCTCTAGCTCATTTAGATAATTTACTAAACTACCTTCACCTGTTTTCAATAATTCCGCCACCGATGATTCTTTTGCAGCAACTAACTTTACATCCGTATACAACGTATTATAAAGTCCACTAAATCCAATATGATTATAAGGAACTGCAGTAACTTTATATGTACTACCAGCTTCGTTTGCCTTGAACTTAACTGTAGTCAATCGAATTGGAAAATACTTACTTTTTATAAGACTCAATTCGGTACCATCGTCACCATATCCCTGAAAATCAATCCTCATCAAAAACGGTGCTTCTCCGTAGCTAGAATACCCTGCTTTCACTGCAGCATTCTGCATACTTTCTAATAAAATACCCAACGAATACGGTTCATAAACATCAAACGTAAAATTAGCAGCCGGTGAAACACCGTTCTGCGGTCCAGAAGATATTACATTATTGATGATAAAGTTATCCACAAAATACTCTGGAGTTCCGTGATAAGTATGCACTCTTCCAGCGTCATATCTACCAGCCGATGCAAACACAATCAATCCTTTACCAGCTGGCATCTTTTCCAAATCACCGGGGTTATTCCGATAGGATGCTGGGTCATTGTGCTGTTCTTTAGTTAAACACGCAAATGTGAACAAATGATTAATTGTTGCAAAGTTTTCAAGTATATTTGGAAATACATTAGGTAATTCAGTTGCTTTTGATGTAGCCTTATGGTCTTGAGTTTTCGTTGATTCAAATTCTGGAGTAATTCTATTGGCAATACCCTGCGTGATATTAGCAGGTACTGGGATTGTACCAGTACCAACCCTAGTCATTTGGGTCATTGTTATAGTAGAACCAGGTTCTTGTAACGGAATTGTGATAGCTTCTGCCATGTTATAAACCTAAGTATTTCATTAAATTGCTTTTCTTTGGTAGATATATCGAAACACCTGTTTCGAAATCATAAATTGGATCTTTGATTGTACTCAGGTTTCTCTGAACAAACACCCACCATAGTTTTGGTGTGCCATACAAATCGTATGCTAATAAGTCCGGTCGATGCCGATATTGCTGCTCAATAGAATAATCTTGGTCGTCTGCTTCTGCAGGAACCGGTCTCATAACCATTAAATCTAGGTATAAGTTATTTTGTGGAGTTGCATACCAAGGCGATAAGTTTGAATATGTTGCCATTATAAGAATCCTACTCCATTTGTTGTTAAATTACCTTTTGCGTAATCAGTTAGACTGAATTGACGAATCGTTGTTCTGTTATATATTGGACTAACCGTAACAGTCACGGTGCTAATAATTGGAACCCAAGTAGGTGCTCCACCGCTCTCAGAATTACAACGAATGTAATTTACCGAATCTTTTAGTTCTACACTAAATGATTTGATGACAACAGGGACTCGATTGAATACCCCTGGTCCATACCCAGATAACCAACATACCACAGGTGGGTTACCGGCATGTGCACCTTGTCCAAAAAACATCTTGGTAGCTGTTTTAAAGAAAGTCGTGGCGGCTAACCAATATTGTGCATCTGTTTCTGTTTCACAGGTGAACTCACCTGAAATTTGAATATCTTCCACTTGGCTATTTTTATATGCTTGTATTGCATAATTGCTATGTGTTATATCAGGATTTGAATAATTTGCTTTTGAGGCTACTGTTATATTCGGTAGATATGGCCAAACAACCCCTCCAGTATTTTCCAGATGTTTACTGAATAAAGGAGAATTAAACTGTTCCCACGGTGCATCGATTCGTACACGCCAATCGTTCTCTGTTCCGGGTGATACAAGAACAGTCGCTCGTTGCTCCGCAAACAATTCTGCACCAGATGGTAAATTGGAACTTCGCTTCATACTTAGTAGATCATTCAAGTTACCAGCCGCTTTCGATAACTGACTAGCAAATCCAGAAATATCACCAGTTGCTAAACTGGTTACAGCAGATAACGCAGTGGAAACTCCACCACCGATCGCACCAACCGTGTTTGTAAGAATATTACCGACGCCACCCAATGCCTCATTAGCTAGGTTACCAACACCAGGAATGATCCCACCAGTACCACCAGATGCCATTGAATCCAAATTAGCCATTTCACTAGCATTAGTGACAGTGTTGGTAGTATTAGAAAACGTTGGCGTAATAGCACTGTTCATCGCTGCCTGTGATGCAGACGGCGGTGCTTGTGATGCAGCTAAATCTGCGAATGAAATTGATGGTAATGCCATGATAAATATTCTCCTAGTAGTACTATTTATTCCATAAAAAGTATGTTATAATAGGTCTTATCGTATTCAATTGGAGAGAGTTAATGGCTGACCACGTAGTACCAAAAGCAAAGTATTTGACAAACAAAGAGTTACTGAAAGCAATCCACGCAAGTAAAAACACTTTTTGTTCATATACCCAACCTGAATTCGGGTTCTATGACTGTATCGTTACGGATATCGGTGAAATTAATGAAGATACAATCAATGATGCTAAACAAAGTCGTGCTACTCGCTTATCAAGAGCAGCACATGAGAAAGCCCAACTAGAAGCTGGTAAGAAAATCCCAGCCATTGAATTTGAAGTAGATTACACCACCATTTGCGAAAATGATTTGGTATTCAGAATCATGACGTTTGACCACATTCCCCTGCAGCCAGACCGTAAGAAAACGGTTAAAACTGTTGCTGATGGTCGTGCTAAAGTAAACTTCCCACCTTTCCAACATTGGAAATTCAATGAGAATAAAGAGTTAGTTTGTGTTGGTAAAAGCCATTGGGATGGTGATGTCGATACTGGTCATTTCAGTATCACAAAAGGTCAGATGTCTAACTTATTAGGTAAGATGTTAATGAAATTGGCTGAAAGATATTCTTCACGTAGTAACGTTCGCGGTTACACGTATGTTGATGAGATGCGAGGCCAGGCAGTACTTCAGTTGACGCAGGTTGCTCTTCAATTTGACGAATCAAAATCATCAAATCCATTCAGTTTCTATACGCAATGTTGCACGAACGCCTTCTTACGTGTGATAAACATAGAGAAAAGAAATCGTGAAATTCGGGATGACATTCTTGAAAGTGCTGGTTTAAACCCTAGTCATACTAGAATGAATTCTGATACCTACGGAGAAAGAATGAATGATGGTTATACTTGGATTGACGTTGACTAAAAGATAATTGTTCTACCATTCACTACTTAAGCCCAGTTAATTCTGGGCTTTTTCTCATCTAACCTGTACTATATATTCACCTGAACTTGGATCATTTTTAACCACAGCAAATCCATATCGTCTACTCAACTGCTGAGTTAATGATTGATACACACCACGTCTATCATTAGTGCCATCATCTTTTGCCGCTGAGTACCCAATATACACAATCTTTGGGTTTTGTTTAATCCAAACCAATGCACATGCTATTACGGTTGATAAAATCTTACGAGAAAAACCTTCTGTATTGAATCCATCAAATGAATCATTAATCTCGTATATTAAAGTAGCATAGTTAGATCTATTTTTGTGAAACAAGATCATACCGGTGTGGTTTTCACCACTTGGTGTTTCAAACGCAAACTCAAAAATATTTGAATCAGTTTGTTTGTATTCTAGTGGAGTATCTAATGCCTCCACTAGATCAATGTTGTCAATTATGTCAAGCAGTTCTCGCATTTGCATTTCTCTTTTCCTTTACTTGTATGTAGATTGCCTCTGGTTCCACGTCGAAGTATTTGTACAATGCACCGCACAACCAACCATCTATACCCAATGCCTCACACACATACCAGTTACCGGTTTCTTCATTTCCACGTGTTTTCAATTCTAACTTATATTTATAGGATGGAAATGGGTTTTTAGAAAAGATACAGAGGAATCCATCGTGTGCATTTGGAATATGACTAACCATAGCGTCAATAATCAAATCAGCACCCGATACAAATGCTTCTTTGTTCAATCCCGTTGTTTCGTCATCAAATACCCATACGCCGTGGTAATTGTAAATCTCAATAATATTGATTGCGTTCATATTACACCTCGTTAGTTGAATGAGCCGTTACTATATAGTATAATAAACCTATAGTCAATACCTAAAAGATAATCAAATCACAATTGACTTCCATTATCTTTTAGTTATAATACCAGCAACTTAACCCAACAAGGACAATGATATGAAAATAGAACCATTTGATGCATTAATAGAGGAAAAATACGGTGTTTCAGTATACGATTGCGATTCAAATACAACTCGTGATCCCATTAAAGAAATGCGAACTTGGTGCATTAATACTTTCGGTGAGGGCAACGTCAGACCATCGCTTACAAATTTCTACTTTCTCAATGAATCAGATAGACTTATGTTTATTATGCGGTATACCGAATAGTCACTTGACAAACCACTACATACCATATACAATTCACCAATCTTAACTAACCTGAAGAACAATATGACAGATAATTTATTCAAGAAAGTAGCAGTATTCACTGATTTGCACATTGGTGCTAAGTCTAATTCAACCACTCACAATGAAGATTGTGAACAATTCATTGATTGGTTTATTGAAACCGCAAAATCCAATGGCTGTGAAGTTGGTATGTTCTTAGGGGACTTCCACCACAATAGAAGTTCACTTAATATTCTATCTATGGATTACAGTGTACGATGCCTTGAGAAAATGGGTGCTGCATTTGAAAAGTTCTATTTCTTACCAGGCAACCACGATTTGTACTTAAAAGATCGTAGAGACGTATGTAGTGTTATCTATGGTAAGTTCATTCCAGGGATTACAATCATTGAAAAACCAATGACTATTGGTAATGTAACTCTTTGCCCTTGGTTGATTGGTGAAGAATGGAAAACTGTTGGTAAAACAGGTGGTCGATATATCTTTGGTCATTTTGAACTGCCTGGTTTCTTCTTAAACTCGATGGTAAGAATGCCAGATACCGGTGAAATTCGTAATGAACAGTTCAAACCATACGAACTTGGATTTAGTGGACATTTCCATCAAAGACAATCTAATGGTAATATCAACTATATTGGTAATGCGTTTCCACATAATTATGCGGATGCTGGTGATGATGCCCGTGGTATGATGATTTTAGAATGGGGTGGTGAACCTCAATATCTTTCATGGCCTAAACAACCTACTTATAGATCATACAAGCTAAGTGAAGTTATCAGTGAACCCGATAAGTTGCTTAAAGAAGGTATGCATTGCCGTGTAACTATTGATATTCCTATTACATTTGAAGAAGCAAACTTCATTAAGGAAACTTTCATACCGCAATACAACCTTCGTGAGATGCACTTGGTTCCTTCTAAAGCAGATATCAATCCTGACTTAGCTCCAGTTGATATTAGTTTTGAAACAGTTGATACTATTGTTATGAGTCAAATTGAATCAATTGATACTGAATCATTTGATAAGAATTTGTTGATGGCAATCTATCAAGAACTGTAGGTGGTGATAATGAATATGCAAGAAACCTATTTGTTTGAACAGTTTCGTTCTGTATTCCCAGAGATTGAAAAGCAATTCTATATACCGTATGTTCGTAGTGGTTCAAAAAGACATTATCGCTACGACTTCCGGTATCAAAACAAGATAATTGAGTTTCATGGTGACTTCTGGCATGCGCATCCATTACTGTATGCCGAAGACTTTGTTAATCCAACTACGAAGAAAACTGCGTTTGAAACTTGGACTTCTGATTATCACAAGAATCAATACGCCATTGACAATGGTTATTCTTTACTGGTTGTTTGGGAATCTGATTTTAACGCCAACCGACAAGAAGTTGTTGACCGTTGTACTAATTTCCTGTTAACATCAACTATCAATCCTACAATTACTGACTATCATGATAACAATTAAGAATCTTACGATTAAAAACTTCCTATCGATTGGGAATCAAACTCAAAGCATTGCCTTTGACCAAGGATTACTTACCTTAGTTTTAGGTGAAAACTTAGACTTGGGTGGTACAGATAAACGAAATTCAGTTGGTAAAACCAGTATCGTCAACGGCTTAAGCTATGCGTTATTTGGTTCTGCTCTGACTAATATCAAACGTGAAAACCTTATCAATAAGATTAACGGTAAAGCTATGTTAGCTACTGTTACGTTTGATAAAGATGGTGTTGAGTACCGAATTGAACGTGGTAGAAAACCTAATATCTTGAAGTTTTCTATTAATGGTAAAGATCAAGTTCTACAGGATTTAGATGAAAGCCAAGGTGATTCAAGAGAAACTCAAAAGGCTATTGAAGAAATCTTAGGTATGAAACATGAGATGTTCAAGCATATTATTGCTCTGAATACCTTTACGGTTCCATTCTTAGGAATGAAACCAGGTGAACAACGAGAAATCATTGAACAGTTACTTGGTATTACCCAATTGAGTGAAAAAGCAGAAGTCCTAAAGGTTCTTGTTAAGGAATCCAAAGATGCAATCACTTATGAAAACACCCGTATTACTACAGTACAAGCATCGAATGACCGTATTCAACAAAGTATTGAAGCCTTAATTCGTAAAGAAAAGATGTGGAATGAAACTCGTGATAGAGCAGTTGTTTCTATCAACAAAGATATTGAACGATTAAGTCCAATTGACATTGATGCCGAGATTCAAGCACAACGAGAGTATACAGTTTGGCATACCAGTAAGAAAGAACGCGATAGTATTAACTCGTTAATTGCAAAACAATCTACTGCCGTTGAACGAGAAGAACGTGTTCTTAAGTCACTAGAGCAAGAGTTAGTTCACTTAGCAGAACATAAATGCCATGCCTGTGGTCAAGAGTTACATGACGACAAACATGAACAGCTATTAGCTACTAAAAGTGAACAATATCAAGCTAGTGTAAAGTCAATTGCTTCACATAAAGAAGAATTAGACTTATTAGATGAAGCTATCATTACTTTAGGTGAGATTGGTCCTTGCCCAACTGTTAAGTATGATACCCTAGAACAAGCCTTGAATCACAAGAATACAATTGCTTCACTAGAGAAAGAGTTGGCTGGTAAGTTAGCTGAAACCAATCCGTACTTAGAACAAATCGAAGACTTGAAAACGACTGCAATTCAAGATGTTTCATGGGATAAAATGAATGAATTAGTTCGAGTTAAAGAGCATCAAGACTTTCTCTATAACTTGTTAACTAACAAGAATAGTTTTATCCGTAAACGTATCATCGATCAAAACTTGGCATTCTTGAATCAAAGACTTTCGGTTTACTTAAGTCAATTGGGTCTACCACATCAAGTAGAATTTCAAAATGATTTATCTGTATCGATTACCCAATTAGGTCAAGATTTGGATTTCTACAACTTATCTCGTGGTGAGATGAATCGTTTAATCTTGTCGTTAAGCTGGTCTTTTAGAGATGTTTGGGAGAACCTATACCAACCAATTAACTTGTTATTCATTGATGAGTTGCTAGATTCTGGTTTAGATTCATCTGGTGTTGAATGCAGTATCTCTGTTCTAAAACAAATGACTCGTGAACGTAACAAAAATGTGTTCTTGATTTCACACAGAGATGACTTAACTAGTAGAGTTAATCACGTGCTGAAAGTTATCAAGGAAGGTGGGTTTACTCATTATGCCACTGACGTGGATATAGTCTAAAAGATAATTGAATCTACTAAGCCCAGTTAATTCTGGGCTTTTTGTTGTCTAAAAGATAATAGAAAAACACTTGACATTCGAAAATAATCCACTATAATACGCACAACTTAAACAAAACTGCGGTAAATTGGCATGAACGTTGAAATAGCACCAAAAGAAACTGAAGTAAGATTAACTTGGGACGAAGCTAGAATGTATTCATTTTCTCTTAATATTGATGGTAAAACAGGATGGCGGTTGCCTGACAAAGATGAACTGAATGAAATATACCAAGCTAAAAATGATTTTGAAAAATGGTATTACTGGTCCTCTACTGCGCGTATTGTCAATCGCGCATGGAGTCATTGCTTCGCTGGTGGCTCCAGGGGCTACCACAGTAAGAACTTCAGAAACGTCTACGTTAGAGCAGTAAGAGATTTTTCATGAACTTCGAAATAGCACCAAAAGAAACCGAGATCCGAGCAAATTGGTATGATGCCAAGTTGTATTGTTTTGCTCTTAATATAGTTGGTAAGACCGGTTGGAGATTGCCTACCATAGATGAATTAAATGCGATATATCAATCAGATAATGATTTAGAACCCGATGGGTATTGGTCTTCGACCGAGAACGATGACGGTGGTGCATTCGTTAAGTACTTTTTCGATGGTTACCAGTACTCAGGACTTAAGAATAGTGGTCATGGGTCGGTAAGAGCCATCCGAACAATCTAACAGTTGCGATCCATAAACCAGTAAAATCCCACCTGATAAATAGGTTCACTACTAACCAAAACAAGTGAACCTACTATGACCAGCAAATCAAAAAACAAAGGCAATACATGGGAACGTGAGATTGCAAATCACTTATCCTCCATTTACAATCTAAAATTTTTGAGATGCCAAGGTAGTGGTGCCTTTGTCGGAGGTAAAAACACACAGCGAAAAGCCGTATTAGATGCTGGTCAAATCCAAAGTTTCAAAGGTGATATTATCCCACCAACCGAATGGACTTCCTTTAATAGTGAAGCCAAGAACTATGCAGATTTTCCTTTTCATCAATTATACTCAGGTGAAGTCAAACAACTTGAAACTTGGCTAGGTCAATTGGTTCAAGTGGCAGATCCAAATGATATGAATATTCTCATGTTTAAGATCACACGTAAAGGAAAGTACGTTGCGGTTGAATCCAACAAAGGATGGGACTTATCACACCCTCATACCAATTACACCTCAGTTAAGTTTGGCAACTGGCAAATCTTTGATTATGATTCTTTTTGGCAATATAATCATCAATTAGTCAAGCAATTAAGCACTATTTCGCCAGACTAAATATCATTTTATTCTTATCAAATGTAATATTATGAAAGACAAGGTAATCGTATATACTGATGGTGGATGTATTCCTAATCCCGGAAAGGGTGGTTGGGGTGCTGTACTCATGTGCAACAACAAAGAAAAAGAACTCTTTGGTGGTGTAGATGGTACTACTAATAACCGCATGGAACTAATGGCAGCAATCCAAGCATTAAATGCCTTAACCAGACCATGCGATGTCACAATCTATAGTGATTCAAAATATGTTGTAGATGGAATCACTAAATGGTATCCTAATTGGATTAAGAATGGTCGTACTAATTTCGTTAATCCAGACTTATGGCATGCACTGGCTGCAGCAGCTAAACCTCACAATGTAACTTGGCAATGGATCAAAGGCCATTCAGGAATTCCTGGCAATGAACGTGCGGATGAACTGGCTATGCGAGCAATTGAGTATTGTTAACTGTTTGTTGACTATTATTTTCTTAATAGTCAACAATAAGTGCTGTTTTTCTCTGCTAAATAGAGTATAATCAATCTATATCAGAACATTACAGAGGCCATCTCAAAATAAATTCACAAAAGTGTTGACAAGGTTCATTAACTAAGTTACAATTAATCATACTAAAGAATTACCCAAAAGCAGTTTACAGAGACCATCTCAAATCAATACCGACACCAAGTCTACTTACACAAAAGCAATTACAGAGACCATCTCAAATCAATACCGACACAAAGTCTACTCACACAAAAGCAGTTACAGAGACCAACTCAAGTATTACCGACACCAAGTCTACTTACACAAAAGCAGTTACAGAGACCAACTCAAGTATTACCGACACAAAGTCTACTCGCACAAAAGCAATTACTCAATTATCTTTTAGGCACCCGCCAAACTTGCTCACCGAATTACTAGATAGAACATAGAAAGGTGAGAGAATTGCTAAGAAAGCCGCGCACAGGCGACCATTACGTGCCCTTAAACCCTGGTCTACTTGAATCACAGGGGATGGAAGTTCCGACATTAGCAACGGAGATATAGTTCACTACCCCACCAGATGAGTTATGGGATATGCCTTCATACAACCCATTTGAACTATAGCAAAAACGAATAACCAAGGCTAAAGATGGGTTGAGAAAACCCACGTCACGTAGATGAGGTAGCTGTTGTTTACGTGGCCACCGTCAGATTAATAAGACTGAGCTCGAGGTACCGGCTGACCGCCTCTGTAATGCTCTACATGCTACTGTGATGCGATGCTTGTACGCAGAACCCTTGGACATTTTAGTTCCACAATTAGAAATGTCCATTGTCCTTTGAATTAACCCGAGTTTTTCGGGTTAAGATGTTCAGCTCCACAACCCGCAGTGAGGGCTCCGCTGGCGCGTCGCTATAATAGATTTAATTATTGATTTTAATAATTGTAGGAGCATATAAGATTAAATGAATTCTAAAAGATAATGTACCTAATAGATACCTGCTTAAGCCACGCGCACATACATTTTTAGATGCATTCGAACCCATACATTTTAGCTGTTTCCATTCGCGCACATACATTTTAGCTTTTTACCAGATGCACACATACATTATAAACTCCATATGAACACATACATTATAACTCTAAAAGATAATTCAATTAATAACTCACATCAATAAGATCATCTATAAGACCATTAATATAAACATCAATAAGATCATTAATAACATCAGTAATAAACATCATCTATAAGACAATCATCTTTTAGTAATCGACATCATCTATAAGACATTCATTGTTACATTATCTTTTAGTATTATCTTTTAGTATTATTCTTTTAAATGGATAGCTACGTCTGGAGTTTATTCAATTATCTTTTAGTAACTAATGGATAGCTACGTCTAGTGGTTTCTATTATCTTTTAGTAATGATCATCAGGTGGATGGGTTCATTATCTTTTAGTGCATTTCTGTGCGTTCATCCGGTAGTTCATCATCTTTTAGTGGGTTCTCAAATAAATAGGTTCCGGTTCATCTCGGGTTTGCTATAAATACTTGCAATACCCCATTCGAATAAGGAACCCAATCAATGAAAATGTCAGATGTAGACGTCTTAATAGAAAGTACAATCACCGAAGCTCCAGTTGGTATGTTAAAGCGCGGAGCTCTAAAAGTTGCCAGTAAACTTGGTAGTCAAAAAGCAGCAGGCGCAGAAGTCACTGCAAACATCGCCAATCAGTTAAAGAAAGATTATTCTCGTTACCTAGGTGTTACTGGTTACGAGCAAGATAAAGAATCACTTGAAGCATTCTTAAATTCAAAAGGTTTATCTGCGGATTCATTGGATTCTGCCATTTCTTCTGTTTCGGCTGGAAGCCCAACTGGACAAGATTGGCGAATTGATACCGGTCCAAGAACAGGTGCAGCTAATGCAATAGTAGAACCAGTTGTTGATATCGGTTCAGCTACAGGTGAAGTACCATCTCTTGATGGTGACAGCCCAATTGAACAAGCCAGAGCTAAACAAATTGCGGCACAACAACGAGCAGTTCAGCAATTAAGAGGTCAACCAGAACAGCCAACTGAACCAGTTACTAAAACAAATAGATTAGCTGGTATGGGTCAAGGCTACGTGCCACCTATCGAACCATCAGCTGAACAACCAGAAATTGCACAACCAGAGCCATCTGCTACTGGTGCTCAAGCAGCATCTGCATTGGGTAGATTAAAAACACCACAAAACCCAATGAAAGGTAGAACTTCTTTAGTTAGTAAGTTAAAAGGTCAGCAAGCAGAACCCGAAGTACCTGCAGCAGAGCCAACTGCTACAAGAGAAAGACCCGGAATCAGTTCACGTGCTGGTAAAGCAGGAGTTGGCCAACCAAAAGCACCTCAATTCAAATCAGTGAGTGCTATGTCTAAAGCCACTGCTGATACAAAAGCAGAATTAGATACTAAGTTGAATGCTATTGATGCAGCTAAAGAAGCATTAGCTAAAAGTCCAAGAAGTCAAAAACTAAAAGATGCTTTAAAACAAGCAGAAGCAGATTATGATTCATTTGTAGCAAGTGAGATCAAGCCAGCTGACCTAAAAGATAAGTTAGCCACCAAAGTTAACCAAATCAAAACAGGTGAAGAACCAACCAGTACAAATTCTCCAGTGACAAAACCACAATCAAAATATGGTAAAGGGCTAGCTGCTGTTGGTAGAGCATCTGAAGATCAACGACGAAAACGAAACGCGGCAATGCCTGCATACAATGCCGCTGCGAACGACTACCTAAATGCCGTGAAAACTGCAAAAACGCAAGATGAAAAAGATGCGGCTACTGCAACTTTTGATGAGTTTAGAAATAAGTTTATTAAGGATTTTGGGTGGGGAAGTGATCCTACTATAAATGATGTTATAATCCCATACCCAACGATACAGTCAACTACTAAACCAAGTACTACACAATCTGGGCAGATGGAATTGCCAACTGAAGAACCTACAGCGGCACCTGATGTCGAAAAAGTTCAATCTGCAGTTGACAAAGCACAAGCTGAGTATGATAAAGTCAATAAAACTGGTATCTCTAAGTCTACTAAAGATAAAAAGTTAAAGGCTTTGAATGCTGCTAAAGCAGAACTTGCTAAAGCCACTGGTACTGAACCCGAAGTAGTACCTGCTCCAAAACCAGTTACTATGAAATCTCCAGTTTCGGCAGTTAAGAAAGAACAACCTGCTGCAGTTAAAGCAGAACCTAAAGAAGAGCCAACTGATAAAATCGGTAAACTAACAGCTAAAGCACAGGAACTTGCTACTGCATTCAAACAAGACCCATCTAACAAGGAATTGGGTAAACAAGCAATGGATGCTATCTCTGCACTTAAAGCGGCTAAAGAAGCCGATGTAGAACCAGAAGATGAAATGGATTACAAACCATCTTCAATGGGTAGTGAGTTTAGTAGATTTGCTAAAGCAATGGCACCCGCTAAAACTAAAACTGCATCAAGTGAAGAAGTTCCACCAACTGAAGATGATGAAGATGCTTGGATGGATCAAGAACCAATACCTAAAGCTAAGAAAGAAAAGGCTGCAAAGAATAAAAAGATGGCATTAGCAGCAAGTGTTGAACATGAGTTCGATTATCTTTTAGCAGAAGCGGCATTTAGCAATAAACAGATTGATAAAATCATCTTGGCTATTACTCAAGACAATATCCGTAAAGGAATTATCAGTATTCCAGGCGTACCGGCTAGAACTCAACCGCAAGCTAGACCTGCTCAAGCACAAGCCCAACGACCAGCTGCTAGTCCATATACTGCTCCATCTACCGGAGGTGCACAATATACGCAACAACGTGAACAGCCAACTGGTAAAAGTCTTGATTTAACTGATTTTAATGTTGAAAGATTGATTGGTGCAATCAATCATTTGATGAAAAAAGAAGAACTTCAACGATACGAAGAAAGACAACTAAAGAAGTTACTAGATGAGTTGAAAACTTTACGTTAAAACTAAAATGCCCTCTATATGAGGGCATTATCTTTTAGGCTTAGAAGAATGGGAGTCCAGTTTTACTAGTCATTTCAAGATTCTCATTGACAATCTCATTAACAATTTCACGCTCTTCCCAGCTTAGATGCATTGCTTCACTATAAGAAAGTCCCCTCATATACCAACATGTTTTTAAGGCTTCCTTCTTGATAGCCCGTGCCTCATCGTCTAATTTCTTTACTGCCTGTAAGATCTCCGGCACGGTTAGGTTTAAGATCTTACTGCGAAAAAATTTGATTGGTCCATCGTCACTGGAAGTAAGTACGGTTCTGAACATTCACCACAAGCAACTTCCTGTGCTTTAATGTCAATCTTTTCTTTTTGTGCAGATAAATGCTTTGAAATCGTATCAAACACATCAGATGGACAGTTGTTTATGAATTCTTTGATAAAAGAAACATCAGAGGTCTCACCACTAGGCGTTACAATCTTACTAATACAAGTGGCAACGATATCAACAGTCAAATCAGTTAGTTTCGTAAAACTTTCACTGAATTTAGCCATTTTCTCTTCATCTGACATGGTATCATCATTGACAATTGAGAAGATTCGTTGCTGCTCTAACGTCTTAATAGATGTATTAGACATCTCACGATAAGAGAATGGTCTTAAATAAACTTCTAAATCACCAACTGTAACTACATCTTGATAATCATAACCATGGTATTGGTCTAACCAACCAGTTAAGTTCATATCAAAACTGTTTTCTTCTTGGCAATGCGGACATACCGAACCAACTTCCATCGAATCACCAAAGGTAGCAATACGAATGGCAATCAAACAAAAGTCAACATCAATTGTTGGCATTTGCCATGGATCAATAATAGCAGGAATACAACTCTTGATAACTTCTACTGTACTCTGACCAGATAACAACGCATCTGGCGTTTTAAACATAATCTCGTCTTTAGCAGTCATTGAGAATACTGGATATTCACCAGATACACTCACATCCAATGACCCAGGTGCATAAAAACGACCACCTGATGGTAATTTAACATAAATCTTAGGCTGACGATAATACGCAGCTAAAGGGTTCTTTTTTTCAACTACGGTTTGCGGTTGTTCCACAGGAAAATCTCCGATAAATACTAATAACTGCACGTATTTAGGTATTGATTTCTTGCACTAAATACCACTATTTTTGGACTAACTCATGGCAAACGAAGTAATTATTAACATTCCTGGCATCGGCGATGTTGTAGCGGAAAACGCTGCGACTGAGGCAACCTTACGCGATATTCTTGCTGCTATCAATTCCAATGGCGGAATAAGAGGAGGTGGTGCAGGTAATACAGGTGGTGGTTCTAATGCTCCAGCAGCACAAACACAAAGTACAATGCTTAAAATGGCTAGTACGATGGCAGGTCTTACGAATAGTTTAGTGAAAATGTCCATCTCAGCAGGTGGATTGATTAACAAATTTGCACAACTAGATGGTAGTGTTAACTCAGCAGCATATGAAGTTAGATCGTTAGCAAAAGATATACCAATCGTTGGTGGATTACTCAATGAATTCGGTAATTCATTAACAGCAGTAGCAAGAGCACAGACTGATTTGATTGGTTCTTACCAAAAAGCAACCGCATCCGGTGCAACATTTGCTGGTAGTGTGAATGCATTTGCTGCTAACGCGAGCGCAGCGAGTATGACACTTAGTGATTATGCACAGTTTGTCGCGAGCAACGGCGAAGCCTTGCGAGCCTTGGGTGGTAATACCGAAGAAGGTGCTAGAAGATTCGGAATTCTATCAAAAGCATTGCAGAATTCTAGTAGTGACTTGTATTCATTAGGTTTTTCAACGAAAGATCTTAATGACGGGTTAGCAAAGTATTCACTTAATCAACAATACCTTGGAAACTTAGGTAAAAAATCAAATACCGATTTAATCGCAGGAACAAAAGCCTATCTAAAAGAACTAGATATCCTTGCTAAAATCACTGGACAAACCAGAGATCAAAAAGCGGATGAATTAAACAAACTGAACGTAGATGTTCAATTCCGTGCATTCGTTGATAGTTTAGGTGAACGAGGTGAAATTGCAGGCGGTGCATTATCATCAGCTTTAAGCTCAGTTGGTCCAACCATGAATGGTTTTATCAAAGACATGGTAACTGCTGGTGTACCAACTACTGAACAAAATGCAACGATGTTCCATGCGTTTTCTCAAACCGCAACGCAAGCAGCCGAGTTCGGTAGAGCACTAAAAGATTCTAATGTTTCACAAGATCAACTTGAAAAAATGAAACAACGGATGCTTGAAACCGCAGCAGCCGAAGCTAGAGCATACAAACAAGGTGAAGGTGCTATCCAAGTATTTGGGGCTGGGTTAGATTCACTAACAACTGCATCCGGTGAAATGGCAAAATACGAAGCGAATGCCAGAAAAGCAGCAGCCGATGCACAAGATCCAGTAGTTCAAAAAACAAATCTATTAATAGACGCATATTCCAAATTCCAAACACAAGTAACCGAAGTTGGTAATAAATTTACAACTGTATTAGCCAATTCAGGTATATTCGACTTACTTATCATGGCTTTCACTAACATCACGAAATTTATTGATAAAGTTAGTGTACCTGCGTTTGATGCCTTGGGTAAAATGGTACAAAAAGCAACTAATTGGATTAACGCATCACTTGTTCCTATATTCGATAAACTACTTGGACTTGTTGATTACATACCAAGTATTATGCAAGCAGCATTTGGTCCATTAACTACCTTCGTTGAAAATACAGTAAAAGGCTGGGGTGATAAACTCACTGGTTCATTCGATGGTATGAATATTAGTACCGAAGAATTGGCAAAAACGATAGCAGAATCCCTATCAATAGCAGTCGATAACCTGTATATTGGTATGAAAGAACTTTGGGTCGGTGTACAAATGGGTGCTAACCGAGTACTTTATTTTGTTGGTACGCTAGACCAAGCGACCGACCAAGTAATCCTCTGGGGTAAACAATTAATCAATTCATTCCAAGAATTAGCAGGTGTTGATAGCGAACACCTATTTGGTGAATTGAAAATCGGATTTAAAACACTTAGCCTCTGGTTTACAACTCAACTGGATAGTCTTGGTACCACATTCGCAAGTTTCCAATTAGGAATGCTCAACGTGGTAAAAATGGTTGACCATGCACTTTATTTGATTGGTAATATCGATGTTAAAGAATATACCAGACGTTCAACTCGAACAGATGCGCATATC